CACGTCCCGTGCGAGAGATATAAGATGCGGTCATGGGTTGATAAGGTCTTTCAAAACAGGTGGTTGGTAGTTTGGTCCCTTCAGGACCTTGCCGTCTGCACGGCGGATTGGAGTACCGTCTAATCCTAGCTTAGACATGTTGCTTTTGTGGACGCGATCAAGAGCTTCCTCCAGGTCCCACTCCATGTTCTCCGCATATTGGAAACAAACATACACAAGATCTGCAAGCTCTTTTAGTTCGTTTTCGTACGGTTCGTTGTAAAATGCGCTGCGAAATTCTTTATACTCTTCATCGATCAAACCCAGTTGCATAGTCCGGTTGTCCGGTCCATTCTGAATCCCATAGGCTGAACGGAATTGAATTGCTTGATCGCTCAGACTGCTCGACGTGCAGTGTTGTGTGTTTGAGTTCATTTTCAAGATAGTGGATAGCCTTTTCAAGGTCTTGTGCTTTCGTCTCAGAAGATTTGTAACCGGCTCTGCAAATATATTTAATAGCATTGCCGAGATGATAGTTGAGTTGTTGGTCCCGGATAAAGTCCCAGACTTCTATGGCTCCTCGTGTGTAGTGGGCGGGTGATTCGGCCATTTTTTGACTAAGTTACTGACGGTATTGGATAGGACAAAGTTTTGTTTTTGTAATGCCATGAAGACTGTAATAATGTCTTCCTTGTCGGCATTAGGTAAAAGGTCATTTAGCCTTCGCATCTTTAGATCCTGCTCCATCGTCAATTCGATAATCGGCGGCGGGGGTCCAAAGAATGGGCTGTTGCTTGTCGAAGTCATAGTCGGATGCTGTGAGGATCTTTGCAAGTCGTGCATTCTCAAGTGCGACATCTTCGGAAAGATCTTTCTCAGCAAACGCTTGAACGACAGTCTTCCAAGAATACCCCTTGTCTTCAAAGAGGGTGATTGCACGTTTAACACCAATACCGGGGCAACCGGAGTAGCCATCGGTCTGATCTCCTGCTAATGTTTGAATAAGGTGCCACTTAGCCCCCTCGTCCTTTTCCACATTCATCATTTCTGACATGTCAAAGAGGCGACCGGGGATCTGGCGCATGTCCTTGTCTGGTGAGCAGATACAGCACTTACCTTGGTTTTGTGTGGCATAAATACCCAAGGCATCGTCTGCCTCAAGCGTTGGCATGATAACAACTTCATACTCAGTCTTGAGTCGGTTGATCACACGTTTGTAACCGCAAGGTTTCTTGCGATTGCGATGCCCTTTGTATGCGGGCTGGATAGATTTACGAAAGTTTACACTATCGCTAAAGAACAGAATTAGTTCAGGTACATCCCATAGAAAGTTGTTGATAATTTTGAGCAGCTCACGCTTAACAGCAGCATAAGCATCACTAAATTTACTCGTTACAAGAATTACATCATCGCCCCAATCAATTTCTGTTTCGGCAGCAGCACAGCATTTGTAGACCACGTAATCAGCGTCTACAAGTAACTTCACCTGCCCTGTCCTCGGTAGGCTTTCTTATCACCCTTGGGTACGGAATTACGTCCGCTCCCTTGCCGGGTTTTCTTTTTGACTGACTTAATTTCAGTCTTGTTCTTTTTGCTGTACATTAGTGGGTTTCGCTCCAGTTTGTTCCGTTGGTTGCTTCCGCGTCGATGCGGATGCGCATGTTGTAGTATTCCCCAGCCGCTGTAGCGCTATATACCAGGGATGTAGATAGGTCTCCGACATGCTCAGAGGCACACTCGAATTGTAGCTCGTCATGAATAAATCCTAGTTGAGATGCACATATCTGTGCTTCTCTCATTGTCTCCTGGTTGATCACCATCCAACGTTTTGCGATGACACCAGCGCCTGACTGCAAGCAGTAGTTCAGGGCTTTGTGAGGCGAGTCAACAGTAACTTTTCGTCCATCGATAGACTTGATGAACCCTCTTTCTGCAGCTTGTTTAATAGCTTTGAGTAGAGCATCCAGTCCATCAACCGCGTCAACATACGCTGCACGAATCTCCTTTCCCTTCTTTTTTGCAGCAGTGGTCGAAAGCTGTGGGTCATAAGAGTGTCCAATTTTTTCGTCACCTGCACCATAAAGAAAGGCGTACGTGACGGTTTTTACTTGTCGTCTTGAGATTCCGATTTTATCGGCGTTAATTTGATGGATGTCATCCTCAAGTAATAGCTTGGCGTATCTTCCTCCGTCATACCTTGCAAGATAATGAGCGAGCATACGAAGCTCAATCCCGCTAAGATCAGCGCCGACCATACGTAAACCCGGGCTTGGTATGAAGAGTTTTCTAAATCTTTCATCTGATGGAACTTGTCCGAGGTTGGGGTTACGGTGAGCGCAACGAAAAGTATTAGTCGCTACACTACAATGGTGGTGAATTCTCTTAGCACTCGTACTCAACTTCAGCCAGGCGTTCGCGCCTTCGCTGATCATTCCAAGCATCTTCGTTATCGTCAAAATCCGGAGGAACATCGTCGCTACTTCCGAATTCATCTCCTTCAGGATCACCTCGTCGATAACAGGTTTCCCAGTAGTTGTCTTCTGGCTTGGAGTCCAGCCATAGAATTGTTGCAAGATCCATGATATATGGTCCCGTGATGATGTGTTGAGTTCTTTCAGTCGAGTAAGGGGTGCACCCTTGACATATCCTTGCGTGCGGTTATCTCGTTTAGGAGTGAATTCCGATCCTCGGACGAAAGGGTGCCGGTTTCGTAGTAGTTCTTCAGTTTCTCGTAGTTCTCTGGTGAGAGAAGATGCAAGTTGCCATGCAGCGTTCTCATCAAAAGCCCATCCATGAATCTCTTGCTCGGTAAGAATTTGTTGTACTTCGTGTTCTAGCGTGACCCATTCAGGTAAGGCTGGAAGTGTTTCCATAGTTTGGTGGTAACGTGAACGTCTTGTATGCAATAGTCTTCCATCTCCTGGGACCATTCCGTCCAATCAGAAGAGGAACCGTAGTCACCTTTACGTTCATCTAATCTGTAGCCGTAAGATTCAAGTGAGTGTTTACCGTACAACTTGAGAGGCATACCATCCCAGGTACGCTTCTTATCCAAGTTGATCATGTCGGGGTGGTAGAGTCTGCTAAGGAGTAGAGTATCAACCATATAAGCAGGCTTACCAAACCAAGGGTAAAGTTTGCGAATAACAGGAATGTCGTAACCAATAATGTTATGCCCAATAATCCTGTCCGCGTCTTGTAGTCTTTGCAAGCCTCTTGATATCGGCTCACTGGACCCCGTGTCATTGTACGCAATCGTTTGATCTGTCGAGAGATCGTGGATAGCAAGGCAGTGGATGGTACTAACATCATGCAATAGACCGTTTGTTTCTATGTCAAAGATTAGACTCACTTCCCATTCCATGTGAACGTCTTGTCTTTAAACTGTGCACGTTCAATCATTTCAGGGGTAGGTGGGTTAGGTCGTTTCAGTCCAGATCCTCGAAAATTAGAAATCTGTTGCTGCATTGAACTCTGGTTCTGGTTGAGTTTCATAGAATTTACAGGTAGGTAGATCATAGCTCAGCTCACAGGCTACTCCAGTTTCGCCCGAATAACGATTTTTAAGGATTCTAACAGTCGTAGAACCTCCAGCTTTGTTGGATTGTTGATCTCTTTCCAGTCCAATACACGCATCGCTGAGTTGAGCGATTGCAGCAGATCCGCGCAATTGTCCGAGCGTGACCCGGGCTCCTTCTTCATGATTTTGATCCGATGATGTACGTTTAAGGTGAGACACCAAAAACAATGCTATGCCTGTACGCTCCACGAGCGACCTGAGCTTAGTCATTGTAGTGTCAATCATCCGCCGTTCGTCTCCGTCAAGCCCAGAAAGGAGGATGGAGAGGTGATCCAAGAAAATGATTCTACAGTCGAGACCTGATGCTAGGTACTCAATGCGATTATAGATAACATCAGGATCATAGCTCCCGAAGCCATCAAAAAGATACAAGTTCCAATTAGCCATTGTGGCGTCAAAAGCCGCCGTAAGTTCTTCATGGGTGTGTTCTCCTAAATGCAGCGACTTGCCAACATGCGCACTAATTAGTCCTAGAGCCGTACGACGGTTGGATTCTTCCAACGCCAGGTAACCGACCCGTTCTCCTTTTGAAAGAAGGTTAGTTGCAAGTTCACGACAGAAGCTGGATTTGCCGATGCCAGATCCTGCAGTGATTGTGACAAGCTCTCCATACCTGATCCCGTGAAGCTTTGTTTGTAGTCCTTGAAATGGGTAGTCATGATCTGCAGCGGGTGATGGTGTTGTTACAAGATCTAAAAGAGTTTTGCCATCGACAATGCCATCAGGACGGAACGGCTTGGCGTCCCAGATAGCTCGGCATACAGCGTCTGAGTCGTTGGCTTGGAGGGCGTCTGAGGCGTCCTTGTAATCGCCCTGAAGGTGGGCAATCTTGACCTTACCAGGCGGTAGTACACTAGCACACTCTTCAGCGGCTTGACGACCTGGTTGATCGTTGTCGTAAAATAGAACAATCTCATCGTAACCCTGCAGCAGTGGGAGTTGTTTCTGTACAGCCTTCTTTGCACCAGCAGCACCAGATGGTACAGAAACCATCGGCCATCCTGGCATACACTCAGCCCCACTAGCTGCATCCATCTCACCTTCAAAGATGACGATACGTTTACCAGTAGTAGGGTAAAGATGTTGTCCGAAGAATGTACCAGGTACCTCACCCTCATACGAGAATGATTTACCCTTTGTCTTTACCTTGGCACCTTTGACAATGCCTGATTCGTCATGATAGTAAAAGCGGAGCTTATCACCATCACGGTAGATTTTATACTTCTCACAAACTTTCTGTGAGAGGTTACGCTTCTGCAGCCTTTGGGCTGAGCCTGTTATTTGCACACTTTTGGTTTGATGAATGTGTAAAGAAGGTTCACCATCACCGTGCGTATAGTGATGGCAAACGAAACAATATGTGTGCCCGTCGTCATAGACACTCTTGGCATCTGACGACCCACACTCCTCACATGGCTCGTGAAATAGAAACTCAGAGGAGCCAGTCGAGAGGGATGTTTTGGAATGATGTCCAAGGGATGTCATGCTTATCGCACCACTTAGCGTATGTAGTTTTAGATTTTTTACTAATCTTATTGAAGGGTGCCTGGAAGACCATACGCAAATCAAGGTTAGGATTTAACTCCTTTACTGCCCTGATCTTGCGACGATCTGCAGGTTCCCAGTAGCCCTTACATTCCAACACGACACCATTGGGTAACACGAAGTCAGGTGTATAAACGTGCTGGATGATGTAACGGACTTTAGTTGTTTCGTACTCGTACTTGACACCAAGATCGACAAGCAGATCAGCTACCTTCTCTTCGAGCTTGGATCTAAATGCCATTAGAAGTCATCTTCGTCGGAACCAGGGATAACAGTGACAGCAGGATCGTTAGCTTTGAAGCCTTCAGTCTTACCAAACAGGGCAGCTACATCTTCAGCAGCCATATCGCCAGTGTCTACACCAGCTCCTGAATTGAGAGACACCAGTTGTACACCAACCAGTTTAAGGCTTGTTCCGTAAGTGACGCCATCCTTGAGGATGTACGGCTTTTGATAGAACGCCAGCTTAACTCGGCTACCAGAATACATGGGCGTATTCTCGTCTGTGACAGGTGTACCTTCGGTGTCAACGACGGGAGGTTTGTTCTCTTCATTCCAGCTAAACTTGACTTTGAACTGGTTGTCTGC